TGCTTTACTTGACCCTGAATACGGCATATCACTTAAGATGGGAAAAGACTACTTTCCTGTTGAGCCAAAATTTGCTTTAGGCAAAACTGCTGCAATTAAAGTTGGCGAGATACAACAAAGAATTTTAGGTGGGTCTGTAAACGGTCCACTTACAAGAATTATTCATTTTGCTGGGACACAGTTACCACTAGGGCATGTAACCTATTCTGGTCTTCGCCCACTAGATGGTGTAAAAGAGTTAAACGCATTTTTTGATAACATTGATGTTTTAAAAAATATTAAAACTCTTAAGGGACAAGATAATATTATTAAAACAGCGCCAAATAAAACAATGACTGTTCAACAATTTCGTAATCAAATTATATCTGAATTTATTGATGCAAAAGATGATATTGCTAGAAACAATATATTAGATAAACTTGATGACCAACTTGGTGTAATAATTGCTGCTAAACATGATTTTTATGATGTTGCAAAAATTAAAGATTTTACACAGGCTGTTAAAAATCATATATTTGGAACCATGTCCTCTATAGGAAAAACTGGTTACGGTATGGATGCTCAGGGCATGAAAGTTCTTACAACTCCTCAAACCCAACGCCAGTTAGTTGAGTCTCGCAGAATGGTACCTTGGAATATTGTTGAGCAAGAAATTAATAAGGTACTAGAAAATAACAAAAAAGATATTGGCATTATTAACACTAGTAATGCGGTAAAAACAATTTTCGAGTTAAGCAATAAGTACTGGTCTATTGATGTATTGGCTCGTCCAAACTATATACCTAAGAACAGCCTTTTTGAGCCTTCCTTAAGTGCGGTAATGGCACATGGTTCAGCAATTGCTATTGATGGTATTCCTAGTATGACTAAAAACTTTTTACTTAATAATAAAAACAGAGTTATGGGTAAAGTCTCTACTCTTTATAATAAAAAAGAAATTTCTGCTATTAATAAAACTGTTGAAGACTTAACAAAAGAGTTGGATTCCTCAGTATCGATTCTGAATAATTTGAGTGCTGAACTTGATGTATTCTTAGGTGTTGGACCAATTAAGCCATCCCCTAAATCAATTAGAGATAACCAAGCACTAGTTGTTAATAACCTTAAGGCAGCAGATAAACTGGTTGATGATATAGAACTTGAACTTAGAGATGCTATTCGCCCATTTGCAAAAATGTCTGGACAAGTACCAAGCATAGCAAATCTTGAAAGAAGAATTCGTTTTATTGAAAATGAGTTACCTACAAAAGGTAAATACTCTGGAGAAGTTGCTGCTGCTAAGGCTAGTATTACAAAAGCAAAGGGCGCAATTGCTACTTTAGCACCAAACTCTAAAGAGATATTTGCAGCAAATAAAAGCATTGCTGAAGAATACGCAAAGATTGAAAATATTCTTAAAAGTTTAGGTGAATCTAAATACAACCAGGCTGTAGTTTACGAAAAAAGTGCCGCCTATAAAAAACGTTATTACGGAAAAGAAACAAACTATCGTTTTATCCAGGGACAATGGATGCCAATTGATGGTCTCTTAACGGAAAATCAATTTGGTTTAGCCATGAAAAAAGAATTTGGCAATGCTAGAACAGCGGCTGCTACATATCTTGGAGAAATAACTACTGGTGTACGTCAAGGTATGATTACAAGAAGAGGTTCATCTACTGTAACTTATGTAAACGACCCATTGTATTTTGAAGAGTTATCATATTTTGTTAATCGCTCACTTCGTGGCGATAGATTAGTTGACCAGATTCTTGCTGGAGTAGATGAAAAAACTCTACTTCAATGGGCCGACAATAACATTGGATACTTTGAACAATTTGGTCCTGTGTCAAAGGGCGATATACCAAACATAGTTCGCGACAAAGTTGCTTTAGTAAATAGGTATCTTCCAAACGAAGAAGCACGGTTAGCCTCAAAGGCTGGAGAAGTTAACTCTGTTCAACTTCAAAAAATTCTTGCTAACGATTTGGAAAGATTAAGTCCTATTCACCCACTTGAGTTTGATGCTCATATTGCTGCTGAATATGGTTATAGAACTATTGGTGATTTTGAAAAGGCTCTTAACAAAGGAGCATCTTGGATATTTTCTAAATTGACTGGACCAGAAAACCCAATTCGTTGGGCATCTGGAAATAGATTCTTTTTGGATAATCTTGCTCGCAAAGCAAATGAACTTGTTGAGCAAGGTGTTACTTTTATAAAACCAGATGGAACACCAGACCTAAATAAATTAAATACTTTTCGTTCTGCCGCTTCAAGAGAAGCACTTCAACAGAATGAACAGGCATTTTATACAATTCGCAGACAGAATAAAGCGTTATATGCTGCTCGTGTCGCAACTGCATTTCCAACTGCAAGCCTAAATGCATTTTATCGTTATGGAAAATTTGCAATACGCAATCCTGAACGAGTTGGTCAGTTTTTATACAACTACCAAGCAGCATTTAGGTCTTTTGGTGTAGATAAATATGGCGCTCCAGTAGATGACCCATTAAAGGCTACGCACATAGTAGTTCCTACAACTAAAGAACTAGGTTTCTTTGGCGGAGAAGGAATTAGACTAAATGCAAGGTCTATTGGATTTTTACTTAACTATCCAACCCCATCTATATATACAAGTTTTGCGGTGGCAACACTTTATGGACAGATGCCAGGAACAGAAGATGTACTTAAAGATTATTTAGGTACATATTATGATGTTATATTTCCATATGGACCTCAAACTTCAATAGCCCAAGCATTTACACCACGCTGGTTAGGGGATGCTCGCAACTACATTGAGGGTCCAGAGGGCAAAAAAGATTTTCTTGATTCATGGACAGATGTTCACAACTACTATATGACATTAGATGAGTTAAAAATACAAAAATATCCTGGCATGGATGAAGTTAATAGAATAGCAAGAGCCCAATTTGGCGTAAAAGCATCTTGGTCTTTTGCAAACATATTTGGTATACCAGCCAAGGTCGACACAAACCCTATGGCAATATATGATGACCTGTATGGAATGCTAGTTAATAAATATAGGCAACAAGGACAAAACGAGCAAGAGGCTAAAAAACTTGCTGGTACAGAACTTAATGAACGTCTTGGTGTAAATTTTCCATTGGATAGGATTACATTCAAAGGTTCTAACCCTAATGCATATATCCAACCAAATGTTGAGTCTTACAATAGAGTGTTTAAAGAAAATACAGATTTAGCCATTGCTTTGGCTAAGACTGACCCAGCATTGATTGGTTTACTAACCCTAGATATTGACACCAAGGATAATTTCAATCTTACAGTATATAATATTCTAAGAGACCCTAAAACTAAGTTACCAGATGGTAGTCCTTTGAATACCTACATGATTACACCAGGAGAGCAAGAAAAACGCAGACAGACTAATCGTGCATGGGAAGCCTACTATACTTTAGTTGATGGATTAGAACAAAAAGCACAAAATACTGATGGAAAATCTTTGCGTTCTCATCCAGAATTAAAAACAATCCTTAAAGAAGTAGCCAAAACTGAACTAAGAAAAATTAGTGAAGATTGGTGGGTAGAATATAATATTGGTGAAGGTGGCGATAGGGCATATAAATATGCATACGGCTTAAACCAAGTTGTTTCTAACAAACAATTTATGGAACAATACGGAAAGACTAAATTGTGGTCAGATGTAACAGAGTTTATGGTTATTAGAAATACTGTTACTTCTGTTTATTCAGAGTTACCAGATAGAGACCCTAGAAAAGCAGCAATTAAAGATACTTATACTGCATTGCTAGAAACTTGGTCTCCTAAATGGCATCCAAAATTACAGCAATTATTAATTAGAAACTTTAGCGAAGACATACTGAAAGAGGCCACACAGTGACGCCAGAAGAAATTGCAGCAATAGTTGCAGCCGCGCTTGGACAAGCAATGGGTACTGCTGGTGCTAGCAAAGACTCTACAACTACCTACAAAGATGCTATAAAGTTAACAGAGGCTGGTGCTAAACAACTTCTTGACAGCATTATGGCTGATATTCAATTTACTGGCAAATTGTCAAAGGCAGATTTAGCAGACTTTGTTAGAAAATATAATGAAACTGCAAATAAGCAACTTGAAACAGTCATACAATCAGTAAGAGGCAAGACAACACCTAGTTCAACTGCTGAAGATATAAAGACTATAATCAAGACCACTTCTCCATCGTTTTTTGATTCTAAACAATTTACTAAAGATTACTTATGGACTAAGGTAAACTTTGCAGATGAGAAGACTTTGGGTGCTAAAGCCCTAGATGCTTTAACAACTGCTCGTCAGATTGCTAAGGCTTTTAATCTAAGCACTGTGTCTGATATAGAAATTCAGGATGCTGCTAGAAGAATTGCTACTGGCAAAATTACTTCAGAAGATTACAAAACAGAGTTAGCCGCTAAGGCTGCAGCAGAGTATCCTCAACTTGCAGATAGATTTAAAAATACTCCTGGAGCAACTACTCGCAGTTTGTATAGTCCAATTTTAAAAGCAGTAGCAGATGCATGGGAAGTTGATGTTGAGTCATTAGATTTAAATGACCCATTTATTGATAGTTTACTTCGCCCAGATGGCGTGACAGGTAAAAAATCTTCAGCCACTACTGGTGAGGCTACTCAAAAAGCATTGATGCACCCAAATGCAGATAAAACACAAAAGCAAATTAGTAACGCAAAAACTGCTGCTACTAGTCTTGCAAGAGCGTTAGGATTCGGTATATAATGGCAACACCAGCGCAACGTGCAGCAGCAATACAAGCCGAGACTAATCGTGTAAGAAATTTAGAGCGTGCTCAAGAACAACAGGCTCAAGCAAAGGTTGCATTAGAATCAGCACAAGTTGGCGCTAGAGGAACTACTGGTCAAACAATATTTGAAAAAGCCTTAGCGGGCATACCTGCTGGTGGTGATGCTGGTGCAGCAAGAGGTTTAGCGGCAATGTCTGCTAGATATGGCTTGCAGGCTGCTACTCTTAATGCATATACTGGTGAAAATGTTGGATATAATATATCTGAACAAACTAAGACTGAACAGCAAGCATTGGATACAGCAACTGGTCTTGTTGGTCAATACGGAACCCCAATTAATATTCCAACGGTAACTGAGGAATCTAAAGAATCAACCACTGGTAACTTATCATTAGATGCTTTTATAAATACTCTTAAATTACTTATGGGTTCAGCCGAAGCATCAAAGCCATATGTAAAAGAACTTTATAATTTAGTATCTAAATACTATAAAAGTGGTTCTACAGTATCAGATGCTATTAATTTAGCACTTTATGACGCTGAAGAAAATAAACTTATACCAGAATTTACTAATAGATTTAGTGGAATATTTAAACTCAGAGACCGCCGGTCTGCTGGAGAAATTATTGATGTCCCAACTATTGCAGAGTATATTAAGTCTCAAGAGGGAATTGCCGAAGTCTTACGCAACACTGGTCTAAAAGATTTAGCAAACGAAACTTTTTTAAATGAAGTTATGGGTACTGGTAAGTCAGTAGCAGAAACTACTAGAGTTATTACTGATGTATATGATGCTATTAGATTAGCCCCTGCAGAGTGGCGTGCTATGGTTAATACCAAAATGCCATTTGCTACAGATACAGACCTTGCTAAAGCATTATTGCTAGGTGCTGAAGGTGCTGCAGACCTAGAAAGAAAAGTAAACAAATACGGAATTATGGCAGCAGCCCAAGGACAAGGATTAACAGTTAATGAAGCAGCAGCGGGTGAGTTGCTTGCTAAAGGCCAAGGATACGCATCTTCTAAACCTAAATTTGGACAAGCAGCAGCAATTATTCCAACTGCACAAAAATTAACTTCTATGGAAACTGGTATTGAACCAAGTAAGGCATATACTCAAGAGCAAGCATTCTCTGCAGTATTTGACCAAAATTATCAAGCGTTACAAAATATTCAAAATTTGAGTGAGAGAGAAACAGGAAGATTTAGCGCAAAGTCTGGAAGATTTGCATCTAAAGATAGAGGCTTAGGCCAGATATAGAATCCTATGTGAATCCATCGGCCTCACATAGCGTACTAGACCGATAGCAAGAGCCAGCCTGGTTCCCCGACCAGAATCTGAGGCTTGCGACTAACCAAACGAATAGAAGGGTGGTTGCTATGAGCAACAACTACTGGGATGAAGACGAAGACGACCAAGATACCGACACCGATACGCAAATGGATGGAAGCGATTTACTTAAAAAATTGCGAAAAGCCAAGCGTAACGATGAGAAGCGTATCAAGGAACTCACTGAGCAACTTGAGGGATTATCCAAGGTGCAGCGTGAGCGTACAGTAAAAGAAGTCCTAGAAAAGAAGGGCGTCAACCTTAAAGCAGCAAGATTAGTTCTTAAGGATTTGGATGATGTTAACGAGGAGTCAGTTAATAACTGGCTCGATGATAACGCAGACTTATTCGGACTAACAGTTACTAAAGAGGAGCCTAAAGCATCAGAACAAGACCGTGCCGCATTGCGTCAACAGGATGTTCTAACGTCTAACGCTATGACCCCAGACCGAGCAGAAGATTTAAATCTTCGCATTGATAATGCAGATTCGATGGATGCATTATTGGATGTACTCCGCTCACAATAAAATTCCGTTATTAATCACCCTGGAGGTGAAACATGGCTAACGCCTACGTATCAACAGGTTCGTCCTCATTAGGAGGAACCGCTGGTTCTGCTGGTTTAGTACAGAAGGCGTATGACCGTCTTCTTGAATTCGCTCTTCGCTCTGAGCCATTAATTCGTTCAGTTGCAGACAAGCGTCCAGCACGCCAAGCAATCCCTGGTTCAACAGTTGTTCTACAACGCTATGTTGACCTATCTGCTGCAACTACAGCCCTCACTGAGGATGCTGACCCAGATGCAGTAGCAATGTCCACACCAACCTCTGTAACTATTACTCTTAACGAGTATGGTAACTCAGTGTTGGTAACACGTGCGTTGGAACTATTCAGCCTTGCTGATGTAGACCCAGCAATCGCAAACATTAT